ATTCCGGATGTTTGTTCATCTAAAGATTTTAACTTCCTATCCACCACATTTTCTACAATACGAGTTAATATTTGTTTTGCGTTTCTTTTTTTCTTTATCATTTTTTATTCCTTTTTGTGTTAATAAATTTTTAAAACATAAAGTTACGATATTTATTAATATTTTTGAACATAAATATACAGATTAACAAAATTTTAACAATTTATATAATTCCGCTATTGTCTATTAATGAAGAATTCCATTGACTGTTTAGATTAACATAAATTCCACCATTAATTAATTCATTAAATTGACTTTCTTCAATTATTCTTACACTTAAATAATTAACATTTCTTTCCTTTAATAATACTTCTACCGTTTGATAATTTGGTATTAATTTATACATCCCATTTTGTATGATATAATGAGTATATTGTTCTTTAGGTAATATGTTACCGTTTGCTACTCTAAAAATCATTCCATCGGGTAATGTAAATACCGATAAATTAGTCGGTAATTCTGTTTGGAAATATTCAAATGGTTTAAATATATTTGAAACAAATATTTTTCTAGGCATTATTTCTAAATTAGATTCTTTTTTATTAATGAAAATTAATGCAGTGTTTGTTGTATTACGTTCTAATAATTTTACTTTTAAATCTTCCAAAGATTTATCCGTTTGAGTGCTTTCTGTACTATTAGGGATATAATCATTAATTGATTTATAAGTTGATAAATCATTAGTATATTGGTAATTTAATATTTTTTGCATTATTTCCTTTTTTGATTTGCCTTTTCAATTTCGGCATTTTTCTTTTTAATTATATCGTCCAATTTCCTATAATAATAGGAACGTAAATTCACGGGCATATCATATACTGAATTGTAATCAAACCCTCCTTCACTATAATATACTAAATCAAATATTTGGTCAAATACATTTATATTATACTCCAAGCTCAGGCCAAAAAAGGTCCAGTCCGAAGTTAATTGTACCTTGAAAGGGTTCGAATGTATCCTCGTCCGTACATTCAATTGACAGATTTACACCTGGAGTTATTGATTTAATATAATCTCTTAAAGTTTTACTATCAATGGCACGTAAATCATTCATTACCCATCTTTCAATATATCCTCTATCCGATTCGCCATTTACTGACAATATCATTTCACTTAAAGTTGCTGTAACTGTTGCACTTCTCCCCGCACTTTTTGCTGTCTTGATTTTAGCATCTACTCTCTTTTGATCTCCAACTGTTAAAAGTTTAAATTCAATAACGAATCCGGATTTAGTAGTATGCGTAAATTTATTCAATCCTTTACTTACAATTAGTTCTTCTTTGAAAATTTTATTTTCCAATTTTTCTAAATCAACGGTAATTTTTTGTTTTTTTCCGCTTGGAGATGTTATTGAAGCGTCATAAGTTTCACCATAACCATATTTTCTAGCTGCAACCATCACGGCTTCTTTATCTCCAATTAACAAATCATCATAATTGAATTTTGTTAATATCATAGATTGGAATAATTTATCCAATACTACACCAGTTTTAATATAACTTTCGGTTGTAAGAATGTCTTCCTCTTTAGCCGTCATGTATTTCATTTCCAATAATCCGGAATGTAACGGGTGTGATTCCGGATATAATAATCCTTTTGAAGGCAATTCTACCATTAAACCTGGATACTTGTTTTGTGCAATGTTAGAAGTATCTTCTACAATTGGTTTTGGTACGTCTAATTCCACTTCTGTTGCGTTTTTTTTGTAATCGTTTATAATTGTGTTGGACATTTTTTTGTTTGTTTAAATGTATTGTTATTAGTTATTAACTGAATTTATATTGAGGATATTCACGTTCCCATTTATTACGTTCAGTAGGAGGAACCCAAAATATAGGAATTTTTAAATTATCATCAAGTGTTTTAATTTGAGTATTACGTATATTACAAACCTTACCAACTTCAATATCATTAGGTATAGTTTTTATATCTAGTCCTTGAATATAAAGAAAATCTTTCACCTTTAAGCCCCGAGGTAATTCATCTACTACTGTATTATTTAGATATAATGTACCTAAGACCGTTAAATTGTTCGGTAATTTTTTTATATTAGTTCCACGTAAATCTAATACACCATCTATTGTTAAGTTATCAGGAAATACTATTTCTTCATACATATCCAAGACCCAATCAAAATCATCTACATATAAATCTTTTTTTGTAAATTTAAACTTGCCCGGAGTTGTAATTTTTAATAAAAAAGGAGTTTGTGTTCCTTTCTTTACTTCTAAAAATTTGAAGAAATTTATTATTTTATCATTCATATTTATATGTCTTTTGTAGTCTGTAAGAACTTAAAAAAATTAGCTATTAACTGTTTATTATCCATTTAATTATATTCCGCGTAATCGTAAATTAATGTTATTTGTGGAACTATTGGATCATCATTCGACCAATCCATTTGACCAAAATTTAAAGTTTCAATAAAAGCACCAATTAACTTAAAAGTGCCAACAACTGAATCATCAGGTCCTAATAATTGTATTTGAACATCTTTTTTATAAGAAGAACCATATTTGTCTTTACCTGAAGAAATTTCTTGATGCATATCATTTAGATAACCAAATAATTCATCGTGTGTCATTCCTTCAAAAGCATACATATCAATTGATATATTATTCCATTTAGTTTTACCTTTTACTGTTATGTAAGTATTTCCATAATCAATTGTTTTTGGATTATTACTTAATGATGGTAACGATGTAGCTTTCCCAAAAAAATTAATATTCGGAATAGCACTAAATTGAATTTTAAATCTAAATGATAATATTGGTCTATATGATTCTGGACTTAATCTAGCCATTAGAATTTCCTATTTTATAATTAAATATAGTATTTAGACAAAAAAAAAAGTTATACTCTAATAATATAGAATATAACTTTTAATTTTACATTTTAAATGGTATAAATAACACTTTTATTTAGTGTCACCTCCGTCTAAAAATTTTGTAGTTGGTGTTCCAATGAACAATGCAATTGCCCATAATACCCATTCAGAAATATCTGGAGTAATACCTGGAATAACACCTGCGTCAATTACGTATTTCAATCCACTTAATAACGCAGCAATAACTACGAATAAAACTGGACTTTTTGTTTTGAATTTCGCTAAAAAATTAGCGATAATTGAATTCAACATTGTTAGCATCTTTTTTTGGTTTTAATTGTTTTTATAAAATTTAAGCATATTGTGCATAATCAAATGCAATTGTTACATCGCATTGAATTGCATCATCAGTACCCCAATCCATATCGCCCCATTTAACACTTGAAAAGAAAGCTCCAATTAAATTCCATTTTCCAACCGGAATACCCAATGGATTTAAAATATGTATCTGTAAATCGTGTTTATATGTCGGTGCATATTGATCTGTTGCACTTAAAACTTGTTGATGTTGTTGTAAATATTTCCAAGTATCATTAATTGTGATACCTTCAAATTGATACAATGACATTGTAAGATCGTCCCATCTAGTCTTACCCTTTACCTTAAAATAAGCATTGATATGCTCAATGGTTACTGGATTATTTTCAAATCCGGGTTGTTGTGCCGACCTAGCATAAAATTGTGCTCCTGGCAATTTCGATGTCGTTACCATATATCTAAATTGTAACGATGGGTGAAAAGCTTCTGGAACTACTACTCTTGGCATTATTTTCTCCTATTTTTAATTAAATATAGTGTTTTTCAAATTATTCCGCCGCATCAACTGGAAATAATGCGCCTGTAGGCATAACTATAAAATCCACTATAATGAATTCCGCCGTTTTAGCAGGCTTCAAGTAAATTTGAGCTCTCATTTCATTACGATCAACGACATCTGGAGTATTATTTCTCTCATCAATGATTATTCTATAATCGTATAAACCTTGTTGATTCATTACTCTACGGAAATAAGGATCAACCAATTCAATGAATTTAGCTCTCGTTTCAACTGTATTGTTTTCAAATACTAAATATCTTACAGTGTAAGCAACAAAACGTTTAGCATCATTTAATAAACGTCTTACATTAATTCTGTCTAATGCCGAACGTTTTTTCTGTAATGTTTTTTGACCCCAAACAGTGCTACCTTGACGTGGATATGTTGCTATTGGATTGACATTTTTATTATAAAGATTATCTCTATCATTTTGTGTCATTAGACGTTCCGTTTGTAAAACAGCATCTAATCCACCACGATTTAAACCTGCGGGTGCATACCATGGATGTTGAACATAATCATTAAAAGCAAAAACGGAAGAAACAACGGTTGATGGTGGAACCCATAAATTACGTCCTAAATCCGGATCACTTATTTGGCACCATGGATAGTAATAAGCCGCATAATTTGTATTTCTACTTTCAGCTGCACTTTGTGCTTGACCTACTGTTCCGCCTTTATAAGTTGGATCAATTACATAAAATGTATCACCTCGGTCTTCACACATATTAATTGCCTTAGTAACAATTTTAGCATGATCATCTAAACCGTCAATTAAACCCGGTGTAAATAACATATTAATAGATCGGAAGAGCACACGTCTGAACTCCAGTCA